AAACAAGCAATTGTTAGTTGCCTAGGTTAAACCAGAGTTTTGGAAACTCGGGTTGGTACCCTCTTATCCTGAGTCTAAGATATGCAGTTTCAAGTTGTCATCAAAGGTGAAATAATCCAATGAATCAACTTGTTATTGCCTCTACTTAGATTCGTGGTAAGATAAAATATACCAACAATTATTAAATGACTATTATAATTAAGCCAAATAATAAGAGCTTTGGGCCGAGAGCTATAGACGTTACTTTGAGAGGTAGATTGTTCACTACTTCAAAAAGGTCAAGGTCACAGAGACCCCTGTTTAACATCCAAGTACGCCACTTGTTAAAATGGCTAATCTCGACTTATGGTATATCTACCGATGTTTGGAATCCCTCACTCAGGTATATGTGGTTCATTCAACACATGTATTTGAATAAAGGACTAAAAACAACCATCAAGCGAATTAAAGACGATCGTCTAAAGGTTCTCCAATATCTTTCTGGTAGTTATGAGAAAGGTAAAGGTACAACCCATGACGGTCTTCCTAAGAAGCTTGGTGGATTAATTCCATATATTAGAGGTCATGGTAATTATAAATTTGAAATAAAATTTATCATGACCCTTTTATATAGTCTTAGACGGTTTAATCTTCCCCTTGATCCTGAATTGGAAACTGTAACGTCTCCTTTTCGGGGTCAATATTATGAGTGGATCTTTAAGTATTTTCCCGGTTTCTTAAAAGCTGTTTGTAAAAGGCTTCCTAAGAAACTTAAAAATGGTAAGACACTTTTATTTCCACCATGGGAAGAGTATCATCTTACGACAAAGTCTAGTCCCACTGGAGGTCAAGCTCTTGTTAGCTGTCTTCAGGATTTAGTGAATATTCCTGAATCCTTAGCTAATTCGATCAAAACCTTTAGTGGTACTACTCTTTCGGAAAATATGGATACCTGTCGTCGTCATCTTTCTGAACTGTCAGTTATTATGGACCAACCTTTTACAGGTCGAAAGACCTTTAGAAAGTTAGTCGCAATACCTGATTCGGAGGGCAAGACTCGTCTGATTGCAATAGGAGACTATTGGTCTCAGACCAGTTTGAAGCCTTTGCACAGCTACCTTAATGCTGTGTTGAGGTCAATTCCCCAAGACCAAACCTTTAACCAAGGTGAGGGATTGAAGGATTTACCTTTCAGTTCA